TTGACCGTGTAGCCTTCCGGGATCGAACCCATCGCCTTGAGGGCGTTGATGTCGTTGTCAGCGGTCGAAACACGGAGTTCCGTGTCAAGGAGGCGCTTGGCGACGAACATCAGAGCCGGGGGGACGATGAGCTTGCGGGGCTTCGCAGCAATGAGCAGACCGCGTTCGTCGGTCCAACCCGCAATCTGAATCACCGCAGCCTCAAGCGAAGTCTCGTTGAGGTCAGCAGCGGTCAGACGGTTGCTGTTAACACCGCCAGAGACGAGCGGGTGGTTGGCATTGCAGAGCGACACCCCGTCACCACCGGTCACACCGGCAGCAAACGCGTTGTTCAGCACCGCAGCAGCCTTGACCTGCTTCGTGTACGCCATCGCCCGCGCCAGACCCTTGGTATAGCGCTTGCTGAGCGAATCGTACAGATTGTCCTCTACCGCCTCTTCCGTGATGGAGAAGCCGAGAGCAATCGTCTCGTGGTTGTAACGAGCCGTCCAAGCTTCCTGCGCGTTATCGTACGCAATTGCCTGACCCTCGGGCTTAACCGGGGCAGCGGAGAACCCGCTCAGCTTCGTCTCTTCTTCAAAGGAACGCTCGGAGGTCTCAGTCTCGTAGATCTCCTTGTGCTCCTCACCGTACTGCTTGTACTCCAGACCGAACAGGGCGTTCAGGCCGGGCAGCAGCTCCTTAAGAAGTTGTGCACGTGAAATAGCCATTTCTTAGAACTCCCTATTAAGTGCCAGACGTGTTGTTATACGCGTGGTAAGTCGCGTTGAACTTCACGATGAACTCAACAAAGTTGCCGCTGGTATTGACCGAATCGGTAACGATGTCCACAACGCGAAGCGGCAGCGAGGTCGCAACGTTGTTGATGAACACGCCCATACGGCTGTTGCCAGTCGTCGAAGAACCCGTGTTGAGAACGAGTTCCGCGTTCGTGCCGAACGAGTTGGCACGGCTGATGTACGCCGGGAGAAGACCGCCCGTCGTGCTGTCCGCCACGTTGCTGGTCACGTTGACAACACGGTACAGCGCGTTCGGGTCATCCGAAACATACGCCGTGATGTCGTCAGCCGCCACAGCGCCCGGATAGTACTGCGAGAACAACTTCTGCTTCGTAGCCGGGTTCGTGTAGGAACAGCCAAGGAACACGCCGATCACACCGGCAACCGAGTTGGTGGCCTGATTCTGAAGGGTCGTGATGATGACATTTCCCGACGAGTTAAGCTGCACGACATCGCCGTTATAGATGGCAGTGCCGTACGCGTTCCCAATCGGAATCTGTCGAGTAGCACCCGCAAACGGAAGGCCGCCGACCAAATTGACCGGCTTAAGTCCGTAAGGGGCATCAACAGTGGGATAAGCCATTTGATACTCCTAAAAGATGAATTTATTTACCGCCACGCCCGAACGAGGTGGTCGTACGCTTCTCGTTGAAGAGCGGCATACGGGCATCGTTCTGGCGCATAAAGTTGTTGTCCACGGCTTCCATCTGAGAGTGAGCCTGCTTGAGATAAAAATCGTTACGCTGGTTCATCATCTCTTCAGGGGCCTTGCACAACAACAGCCCGCCGATCTCGACATTTCCCTTGAAGCGGGAGTTCGGATCAGCCTGTAGCATCAACTCCGGGTGGTCTTCGGCCCTACAAGGCTCCCAACCCTCACGGAGTTTTGCGGACGTATTCGTTGGGTCTGATGTACCCATCAAACTGGTCCGGATCCACCTAAATACCCAACCTTCTTGCTGCTTTGGTTCCGGCAGGGTTTGAGGAGGAGTCCACGCCATTTTGCGTTGCGCGGATTCACGGTTTTCAAGTTCACGAGCGAGTCGATTCTCAGCCATTTTGGTTAGCCTCCAGCTTCATAAGTTCACGTGCGTACTGTTCATTGCTCAAACCCAATTTCTTGGCGATGGCAACTTGAGTCGGTGTCAGGCGGACCTGACGCGGCGCGGTTCCCCGCGTTACCGGAGCCACTACATTGGCTGCTTTTTGTGCGCGGGGTCTCTCCTGTTTGGGAGCGGCCTCCGTCGTTTGCTCAGCGTCGTCCTCGAAAGACTCGGGGAATCGCTTACGCATAGTCTGGTCGATTTTGCTGTAGTAATCATCACTACGCGGATCAACCCCTGACTTAACCAGTTTTTCGTGCAGGCCAAGGGCGAGGGCGGTCATCTCCTCGTCTGCCCCGAACCAAGTGTTGCGATTTCGCCACTCTTCTGCCCGTTTATCTGGCATTGGAGCGGCCACTTGGTCAGGAGCCTTAACCTGTTGATTCTGTTGTACACCCGATTCCTGTTTTTGTAAAGTGGGCTTAAACCGCTCTACTTCCTTAACCCGCATTTTGGCGTCGGTAAGGGCTTCTTGGGCTTCCGTAATCTTGTCGGCATCCCCAGACTCGTATGCCTGCTTAAGCTGCTCCTTTGCCGAAACGACACTGTTAGCAGCGGATTTAGCAGCCTCTTCAACATACGCCCGCTGCCCGAGCGTAACTTTCTGGCGTAGTTGCTTATTTTCTTCCTCGCGGGACTGGGCAAACCGGAGGGCTTCTTCCCGTTCCCGAAAGGCCCGCTCCTTCTCACGACGCTCGTCGTGCCACACCTTCTTCATCTGGGAAAGGCGCTTCTTGACCTTCTCGGAATAATCCTCAAGGTCGTCCTTGTCCAGTTCCTCTACAACTTCTTTAGGGAGGGGCTTACGGCCCCGGTCTTCAGGTGGGGTATCGTCCTCAATCTGAATCTCAAGGGCGTCCTCGACCACCTGTTCAGGCTTGTCGGAAGCCTCGGTTTCGTGGGGAAACTTAAATTCTTCAGTCATGATTTACTCCTTAAACGCGACGAATACCACGGGGATCATCAACCACCGCTTCAACCGTATCGTCGTTAATAATGCGGAACTCACGTCCGTGGATGACCAGTCGGGTACCGGCATAGGGGCGGGTCAACACAAAGTCACCCTCCTTACACCAAGGTCCAGTCGGAAAGCGGTCCTTATCGGTGTAGCAAAGGTCGCCCATTGAGACAACGAACAAGACAACCGTAGTCAGTTCCTCGGTTCGTTTGGTGTCCTCAGCCTTGATAATTCCGCCTTCGTATTCCTCTTCAACGTGCGGAACCGCACAGAGGATTCGATACCCTTTAGGGCCCGGAAGTTGTGAAGCCTTCTTCGCTTCTTCCTGTGTCTTCTCAACGTCAATATTACTCATCGTTGCGCTCCAAGCGTTTTGCAAGGTCTTTAATGTGGTTCTTTGCGAGGTCGAGACCCTGTAACGCTCCGCAAAGCCTTTTGTATTCACCCTCATCCAATTTGCCTTGAATTAGGGCTTCAATAATCAACGTGCGCTCCTCTTGGAGTTTTGAGTCCAAGTATTGAAGAGCGTTGCCATATGCCATGTATTACTCCTGTTGCGGTGATATCTCCGGTTGTTGGCCTCGGGCAGCAGTAAGCCGAAGCTTCGCCCCCTCAACCATCTTCTGTACCTCAACGTCCGTCTTGTGCTTCTCAATGTCCACACCGAGACGGGCAGCGTCGAGTTCAGTTCTTGCAGCGACCTCCGCTTGTCGGAGACGCAGTTCATCTTCTCTGGCAGCAGCGTCGATAAGATCTTTCTGCTGTTTGCGCTGCAACTCAGCCTGCTTGAGTTGTGCGTCGATCTGCACCTGCTGGGCCTTAGTCTGGGCCTGCATTTGCTTAATTTGGAGGTCCATCTGCTGCATCTGCACGAGCGGATCCTGCATCTGCTGCTGAGCCTTTTGAGCTTGAGCCTCCTGAGTATCTTTCTGGAGAAGCTGCGCTGCCGCTTCCGCTGCAAGGCGGGACAGTTCAACTTCAACTTGAGGCGGCAACTCGTTCTCGCCCCCTTCGGCAGGCGGCGGGGGCAACGATGCACCTAACTGCTTCTCAATCTCGCGGCGGTACTTAAACGCCGTGTGTTCCATAATGTGTGCCTGAATAGCCCCCATAATCTGCTGTGCCATTGGGTTTTGCCCAACCGTCTGCATAATCATCGGGTCTTGTATAAACGCTGTGTGCGTCTGCAAGTGAGCATCGTGGTCCTGATGAATAAACGCCATGGTCGGCTTACCAGTCAGGAACCCCATGTTTTCACTAATCGGGTCGATTGGCCGCAATTCTTCTTGTACCGGGATAATCTTGGCCGCGTTCTTGACGCCCAAAGTCTCAATCATCTGACGGTGCAGATACGGCATGTCATAGATCTGCGGAGCGGTCTGAGAAAGCTGCAATACCGCTTGGTACTGCACAACCTTCTGCGACATGGTTGCCGCATTCGGGTCGGACACCGGCAAGACATCGACGTTATCGTAGTCTGCTTTCTTGGCCCGGCTGTCGCCAATTTCTGGCTCGTAGCTGTACTCTTCCGGGGTGTAGTCCCGAATAATTCCGGCGAGGAGTTTGAACTCCTGCTTCATCGTGTAATACACGCGAGCCTGCACAGCCGACATCACCTTCAACACACGCTCCAACACGGCGAGTGTCGTACCCACCGGAGCCTGCGAAGACATATCGGAGATCTTCAGATCCGACACCGCAGCAAAGCGGCGTCCTTCCTCGACCACTCGGTCCATCAACTGGGCCAAAGTCTGCGAGGGTTCCTTGTACGGGAGAGGCAAAATGTTGTCGCGGATCGCCCCCGATGGGATATCTACGTCGCGGAATTCTCCCGGAGCAATAGGCGTATCGTCTCCCTTAATTCTAAGCCCGCGTGACTTGAGGCCGCCCGGAAGGTTGCTGAGGGTTCCTGCGTCGATAAGCTGCCTAAGAAGAGATGTAGCTGCCTTAGAGTGTCCGCCGATAAGGTGGATGAGACCAAAGTAGTAGAACCCGAATCCGGGGATGTAACCATAATGAACAAAGTGCTGTCGCTTGGCTTTAAGCTCATCGTCTTCCTTCCAATTCCGCCGAATGGCTAGAACAGTTCCCGTACCCTTTTCAATAGTCACCACGTACGGCAGTGCAATACCAGTCTCGTTGTTGTCGTCGTCAACGT